CTGCTTCATGTACTTGAGTTCCTTCTTTACCTGCTTTACGCATTATAAGATCAGCGTTATGCCCAACGTCTTTCATCCATGTTTCGAAAAACTTATTCTTGGGCATATATTGGAGTATTGTAGTTACAGACGGATAATATACTCCTTCGCTTCTCTTATAGACCCTTCGGTCTAAAAAATTTATCTGCTTTAACTCGGGGTTAAAGTCTAGTCTTTTCTTTGCATTCTCTTTAAGAATGTTCATTCCTTGTTTAATCATAGATTTAGTTTATGAAGCATAAGGCTTGTTAGATCCAATTCCTTAGCTTGCTGTATGAATTTAGTAAAAGTAGTGAAACCCATCTCTGAGGGATCTTTATCTGGTAGGTCTGCTATGAACACTCTTTTACCTTCGTTTAAAAACTTCTCAGCTATTGTGAGAGCTCTATCTCTAGCATCTGTGTCTAATGCTATGTAGATATCGTTTGTAGTATTTGTTATAATCTTTTTATATAATGAATTAGAAACACTCTTTCCTAGTAGTGGAACAGCATTTCTACGTATAGCAATTGCATCAAATACTCCTTCACAAAGAATAATAGGAGTATTCCAATTAATTAAGTTCTCAAAAAATACTATATCTTTAGAAGCTTCTGGATTTTTGTACTTAAAGTAATTTCCGTCGTAAGTTCTTGCAATAAAGAAATTGAGTTGGTTGGATGAAGAATAACTTGGTATAATAACTCTTCCTCCATATTCTCCAGTTGTGCAGTATCCAATGCTATATTTAATAAAATCATTGTCGTTAAGCCCTCTGTCATATAAATATTTTCTTACTATGTTAGCAATAACTGATGTTGGAGAAGCATTATAAAGGGGTTGATACTCTTTAGGAAGCTCTACTATAGATAGTTGCTTATACTCTATAGTAGTACCTTTTGGAAGGTACTTTAATATTTCTTGTGCTTGTTCTCTGGGTGTCTTTAACTGTTTAAGTAACGAACGAATAGTTTGACCCCGAGTTTGACATACCCAACATTCCCAGAAGTTCTTACCTTCTTCGGTAGTTGCCATATTAATCTCAAGCTTTGGTTTCCTATGATTACAAAATGGGCAATGGAAAGCATGATTCTCTCTTGCTCTCTTATGACTTTTGCCTAAAATGTTTTCAATGGATCCTAAAAGGAAAGTATAATCCATAGATTGTCCGTAACTATTATTCTATAATATAAGAAGAATAATTCGTAAAAACAACTATTATTAAGAATCTTTTAAGAGTTCTTGGATTGCTGCGGTAACAGTCTTCTTAAGAAATGACCTATCTCCGGTGTCTAGAAATTCTTCGAGCTTACCAGTTATATTTTCAGATAGTAGGTCAACGTCTTTTTCAGAAAGGTTAATTTCTGATCTATGAATAATCCTCTTATTCTCTAATATTAATTTTGATAATTTCATAATACTAATCTAATCCGTATGTTCTACCTGCAGCTCTTTCTTTATCCAGCCAGGCTGCTTTTCCAGCTGTATAGCTTTCTTTATCTTTCCTAAACTTATCATCTAATACCTGTACTTTATTCCAAGGCGATTCTGATTTAGTATCTATTTTAATTTTTACGTTGCCGTATTTTTTTTCAATTTCTGCTTTCCAACTATTTAAATCATCTTCTGCATGAATACTTCTTGATGAATCATCTGGGTTTGGTAAACTAAATCCGAACGTTGGTTTCTCTATAAACATGGATACAAGTAGATCAAAGGTAAGTCCCTGTAGGTCAGTAACTTTAGTACTTTCGCTAAGAATAATTTTACTTAATTTCATAATTTCCAAATTTTTAGAGTTAAATCTCCTGTTCCTTTAATAAGTCGGTGATATGTCTCTTTAGGTATAAATAGTTTGTCTTTTCCTAATATACGGGGTATACCATTGTCTAATTGAAATTGCCAGTCTGTTATATGTGTCGGCAGTATATATCTATCTTCCTTATCTCTATGCCATACAAATTCAAAAGAAGATGTCTCTTCTAAAAATTCTCTAACTACAAAATCTTCTATTTGCTTCTCTGTGTACGGTCTAGACATAACTTATTACCCTAAATAAAAACCTGAGATCTGTAATGTATACTTATCTTTCATACCTGCATTTGCAGATAAATGAAGAGGTTTTGATGACCATAAGTAACCTTCTCCTGCTTTCCAGTTATCAGATGTCTTCCACTCATTTAGATTATTAGTATCTTGATACTGTATCATATGACCTACTTTCCAGTCTTCTAAGTAAATATTTGCTCTTACTTTTAATCTCTTGTCATCAGGGAATCTTTTGTTAATCTGAAAGAAAGTATCTCTATGAAGTGCAATAGTATTACCTGGTGGTTGTAAGATAGAAGATACTGTTATAACTTCCATGTTTAACTGTTTACCTAAGTCATCAAAATAACCATAGTATTGTCATACCATAATTGCTGTATAACTGTATTCTCCGAAGTGTATGTTTCTCCTAATCCATACTCTTTATGTATATCAGTCAGCTCAGTTAGTTGATGGGCTAAACAAGTTCCTTTATGTATTGAGTAGTCTTGGTTTGGTGGAAGAAAATATTTCCAATCGTATTTTGGTCATTTTATGTAACATTATTAACTTTTTTTTCTAGTTTTATTCCAAAATTCTAACCATGTAGAATTAGCATGTCTATTGTTACTATAAATAGATAACCATTCATTAAAAATGTCCGGTACGTATCTTCTATCTTTAATAATCTTCAATGCATGGTTTTTATTATACTCAGCTATTTCTGCTGTGAGCTTTGTCAATACTTGAGGAGTATATTTATCTCCTACTCTTTTTAATTCAGCTGCAAGCATTTTAGTTCTTTCAGGAATATCTTCTATTTCGTCAAAAGAGTAGTCTATAACGTTATTATATAGTTTGAAACCATAATTCTCTAAATGCTTATTAATATTTTTAGCACCGTGTACTATTACAGGCTTACCGTGTAAAATTGGGTTCCATGTTTTTTCAGTAAAAAATGTTACTTCGTATGCTGTTTCTCCAGCTATATGAATACTAGAATGGTAGAAAGCTTGATCAGTATTATTATCTGAATGTAATGTGCCTCCTGTTTCAATATCGTGTTGGTACTTATGAGTTTTAAGATCAAAACAGTCAACCTTATATTTATGGATAAGTTCTATGTGTCTTACCATATCTAAAACATGTTTTTCTTTTTCGTTATTCTGAAAGCTATATATGTTTTTATAAAGTGTGCCTAACTTAGCTGCTTCATTTAAAAATACAAACCTATGTTGTCTATGTGCTCTAGCATAGTAAGTCCAATGGTATTGAATATACTTTGGATCTAATTTATCTGCTCCATTAGAATGAGCAAAAGTATAATATAAAAAATATAAAGGAAAATAATGTCGAATAGGTTTTAAAAATTCAAAACTATCATTTTTTACCATAAATTCATTTAGGTTTTCACTTTGAGGGTCATGTCCAAAAATAATATTAACAGGTGTATCATCCCAGTTTTCTGAGTTTAGTTCTTCATCGGTAAATCTATTAGTACCAAAAAAATAAGGTTCTTGTGGAGCGAATATATTTACAGGTTCTTCTTTTCTATGAAGTTTATGAAGGAAGTCTAGTATTGTATGATTAGGAAAATTATCCCAAATAGACAAAGCATTTTTTTGAGGCTTAAAAATAGTACAGTGAGATATAATTGGACTCTCCTTCTATTCCATAACTTATTAATTAAGGTAGAAATTTAAATTAACTATCCGTGTTTAATAATTAATTCTCCTAAAACTTCTAACCTTCCCATTTCTTTTTGAAACGACGTTTGGCTCATAGTAGAACTAATTTTTTTGTGAGTCTCTTCAAACTCTTTTTGTGCTGCTTCTAGATTAAATTTTCCGTCGGCTGCTTTTTTATAATAAGAAAGCTTTACGTTAAAGTGTTCATAAGTTAATAATGAATCACCTCCTTTTTCTTTAGCAGATGCAGCAATTTTACTTGCTCCTTTTTCTCTACCTTCAGCAAAGTCATTAAAAGTTTCTTTTGTATCCTCTAAGATAAGTTTAATTAATTTCATATCCTACCAATACCCTGAAAAGTTTGCGCTGCCACCTAATGATTTCCAGTAACGGCCTATATTGCAAGACCAATACCCTGCTTTAGTTTTATCTTTCTTAGTAGCACATTTATGACGTGCTGCAAATGATGCTCTTGCACCTTTCTTTTTAAACTTAACTGAAAGGCCAGTATCTCCAAAAGATACTTTTTTTACATTTCCTTTCTTTGACTTAACGTAGACATAGAATTTTTTACTCCCACCTCTTTTAGGTTTGTTAAGTGCAACCTTTTTTCCTTTGTATTCAGCTTCGGGTATGTAATCTACTGACGCTTTAAGCATTTCAAAACCGTTATGGTCAAAATTTTCATTTTGTATTGAAACTGCTTTTTTAAATTTGTCTATGTTTATGTTACCCCCAATAGACTCTACTAATTCTTTGACCATTTCATAGTCAATCATTTCGTCTATAGAAGCTGCTTCGTCAATTGTATCTTCATTTTCGATCATTTCATCGATTAAAGCTCCAATTTCGAACAAAGGATTGTATTTAGGAGATACCATTGGTAAATCTAAAGGAACTCTCATTCCATTATAATCAGCATATTCTCCTATATCTGTTGTTTCTAAAAGTTCTGTATCAGTCTCGTCTAACTCTATAGCTTCGTCTCTAAGAGCTTCTCTTGCTTCTTTAAATAATTGTATAAATGCTTCAGAGTTATAACGGTAGACATGCTCATGTAATGAGAGCTTGTTGTCTAAGTGGTACTTTAAAGACGGGTATCCGATAATTTCTTTTAGTCTAATCATAATTTATTATTTAAAGTCTTTTCTGTAAAACTTACCTAGTATATTATCATTTATATGAGAACTGTAATCGTCCTCTAATACGTTATTAATAAATAGGTGCTTTGTCTCATAATAGGTTAATAGCTTTTTATTAGGAACATACTCAAGTATTCTCTTCTCCCAATTATCCTGAGTCTTATCTTTTTTTGCTAATGCTACTATCTCTTTTTGGGAACCAAAATAGTCTCTCCAATCAGATTCTGTTATTACTTTTTGTTTAAGGGGGGTACGACCACCTATTCCTTTAGCCTTTCTTTCTAATCTCAACTCCTCTAAAGCTCTTTTTCCTAAACGTTTGTTACGTTCAAAGTAAAGTACTTTTTTACCTATGTAACGAATATCCTCAGGTTTATAAACTACCTCATAGATAAACCCATAGGTTCCTTCTGGCATATCTGAAATATCAGTGATTAACCTCCCTTGGTGAGTCCAAGTAGGTTGTGTTGGCATTTTTTCCATATTAGGTTAGTCCCTAGAGTTTGCTTTTTAGCTCCTCTATCTGTAACTGCTGCTCTTTAATAGCTTCAATTAATAACGGGACAATTTTTTCATAACGTACTGCCTTATATCCATTGTCTCTTTCAATGACAATTTCAGGAAGTACTTGTTCTATTTCTTGAGCAATTACTCCAATGTCATGGCCTGTATTGTTCGAGTTATCATTCCAGTCAAAAGAGTAACCTCCTATTTTAGATAGTTTATCGATTGCCGATGGAATTAGTTTAATATTATCTTTTAATCTTTCATCTGAAGAATGGTATGCTGTAACATCACCTGTTGCGGTAATGTCTCCTGTTACTGCTAAACTTCCTTCTGTAGTAAGAGTTCCTCCTACTATTGTGTCTCCTGAACCAGAAACTCTAAAAGCTAATTTAGTATATTGATTACCGGAGTAGTATCCTCCGTCTCCTGATACAACTGCAAAGCTATCATGACCGTCGGTAGAATTATCTCTAATACCCATTACTAGGTGACCTCCTTGATAAGCTTCAAATAATGAACCAGAGTTAGTACCTCCTATTAATGAAGCTAGAGTAGCGTTAGTTGTATGTGAGTAGTTAGTAATTGATGTATCGCCAATAGAAAGGTGAGTACCGTCAAATGTTAAGTTTGTTTCAGCATTTAACCAGTCGGTTCCTTGAGCAGTTAATACTCTATTGTTAGCGTTGTTTGCAATACCTACACTACTGCCACTTGCTGAAGAAGAGATTGAAGCTAATGAAGCTGATATTGATCCCCATGTATCTATAGTAACATCATTTGCATCTACATCTCCAACTACTGTTAATGTTCCTGTAAATGAATCAGTAGTATTTTTTAAGTACGCAGTATGAGCAGAAGAGCTCAACGTTGTTACTGAAGTATTTAATGAAGCGCTTATTGTTGCTCTTTGTGCATGTGATGATGCACTTAACTGTGCTAAAGAGCTTGATGCTGATTGTGAAACTAAGCTGTCATGGTATGACATAGAGTTAAGCATATGTACTCTCTGTACATGTGAGGATCCTGATAGTTCAACTATAGAGGAAGAGTTATACTGGTAAAGTGTACTTCTTTGACTATGAGCTGAGCTAGATAAAAGAGCATGTCTTGCTACTCTATCGTTATGTGCTGATCCACTATCTAGTGATCTAGATGCTTCTAGGTCTGCATCGGTGGCATAGTAATTGTCTAGTGAAGAGCTAAAATTATATAGGTGCCCTAATGAGGAAGATACATCTGACCATCCGGTAATACTTAGTACTCCAGTGATATCAGAATCTCCTAATACTCTATGTGAACCTGTTCTTATATGAAAATCATCTGCAGTGTCACCAAATGAGGTTGAGCCTGTAGATGTAGATGATATAATAGTTTGAGATTGAAATACCTTAGCAGTCATTCTACCGTCAACTACCATATCTCCTTGGTGGTAAGTTGAACCTGTAATAGTAAATACATCGTTATCGTAATCAAACATAAATTGATTCGACCCTGTAAAGTCTATTTCTTGTGCTAAACTACCTGTACCTTGTTTGAGCTGTATTGCATATTGCTTAGCTTTAGGAGTTGGTAATTATATTTCAACATACGGTTCGTCGGATTGTGATCTAAATAATCTTAATCGAGAATTTACTTTAGATGCAGTGTAGAACAGTTCCATAAAGTTCTGATCCATCTGTGCATGCGTTAAAGCACTTCCTGTTACCGATCTTAATGTAATTTTACTATCTGGCATCTTATTTGTTTTCTAAATCAGAGATTCTATCCTCAAGATCTTTAATTATACTACTTTGTTCTCTTACTGCTTCAATTAAAACAGGAACTATACCGCTATAATTAACACCAAGATAGCCTTTATTATCTTCAGAAACAACTTCTGGAAGTATTTTTTGAATATCTTGTGCGATTACTCCTATGCTCTTTTCCTTAGTATCTTTATATGTAAAGTATACTCCGTCTATATTATTAATTCTACTAAGGGCATTATCTATAGGATGTATGTCCTCTTTTAATCTAATGTCTGATCCCTGTACTACTGTTCCTGATGCTTTAATAGATCCTGAAACCATTAACTTATAAGATAAAGGTAAGTCAGAACTTTCATCTACTCCTATTCCTAAGTTATGATTGTCGTCTAAAATTAATCCTTGGCTTGATGATACAGCTGAAGAACCGGAATATACTGTCAGTCTTTTATTTACTCCTGCGTTCTGTAATCCTTTTATTAGGGCAATTTCTACTGATCCACTATTAACAGGTACTTGAGAACTACTAGGGTAATACAAAGTAAGCGTTTGACCGTTTGTTGATGCTGATCTAAAGTACGAACCAAAGTTAACGTCTAACTCTGAATACGTAAGTGCTTGTCCTTTCTCTGCTCTAAAGTTTATTGCCATTATATATCTATTTTTACGACAAATGTCATATCAACATTTTCCGATTTTGGTATAGGTCTGTTAGTTTTAGCAACTGCTATTAACTCATCTGCTTCATTGTACAGCCCTACGGTTGTTATGTAAGGTCTAAATTCACTACCTGTGATATTATCTCTTACTGTGTTATCTGATCCTGTTAACGATGAAGGATTAAAAGAGTAATTCAACTCAGACTCCTTAACGGTACAGTGAACATTATATGTATAAATAGGTAGGTTTGATTTCCAGTGCACAATAGGTCGAGCATAAGTTGAATAATATCTTGCTGCTATGTCGTCTGTTATTATAACCTGTCCTTGATTATAAATTATATCTCCTACTACCCTTTGATTTTTAGTGTAAGGAAGAGTTGATCCTGATAGTACCAACCTTCCTTCTTTATCGTCTACTACTTCATGTCTTTCAAAAAGAATACTTTCATCTCTTACTAGGTACTGACTGCCTGTTTCTATTACATAATCTCCTTCATCACTAATATAGTCGTCTAAGTCGATAGGAAT